ATAATCAGTCCGAGATAGTCATTAATGCTGTTGATCGTAATGATGAACTTCCTTATGATCAAAATGAATATCCCGGAGGAGGAACAAACTTGAATCAACTTGAGACCCAAGGTTATGTTCTGAACCAGTCAACTGTCGGTGTTAACACTTACAACACCGGACCTTTTACTGCTCCATGTGGAATCATTCGTTTTGATTTCCATGACCAAACGGCTAGTGATCAATTCAACATCGTTACTGTTGAGTTGGTACCTGGTAAGCACAGAGGATATCTGGCTGAAACCATGGAGGAATTTTGATGACTACTCCAGTTCCAGAAGTTACTGAAACTGTAGTTAGTGGTGTAAAGATTGCATCTGCGATAGACCACCTAAGAAATAATCGAATAGAGTATCTTGTTCTTCTTGTGCTATCCCATATGTTAGGGTTCACATCCACATTAGTCACGAAAGTCCAGGGCGTGTGTTACTAATGGCGAAATATACCTATGGTAAATCGTTTATGAAAGATGGTAAGTTAGTACGTTACCGATATACCAACGGACGTAAGACTTCAAAGAAGCTCGTACCTGGTAAGAAAGGCGGGAAGTGATTTTATCACTACTGCAGATTGTACACGTTGTGGTTCTCGAATCCACAGTCGTGTGAAGATTGACGCATCATGGAACCATGATTCTGATGGGCAAGAACATCGAACTCTTCACCACGTTATTTGCGTGGGTTGTTCTTTTGAGTGGGTGGAATAGATGAAATACCCAACTCATGGAGAATTGACTGTAGATCATTGGAGGTCTTCTGCCTTCAGATTGATTCAGGATAATTATGACGTGATAGATTCGCTTGTTCGAACGAAGAGTTTTGACGTAGCAAGCGGAGATGCAGAGTTAATTCCCACCATAGCCGGTTTTGCAGCTGTAGGTACTGTTTATGCAATATCTGGCGCTTTGGTTGTTGCCGACGGTCCCCTCCCCTTTGGTGACGCCATCGCGGCGGGACTCTTGGCGATACCAGATTCTGTAATTTTTGCCTTTGGCTATCAATTATTTGATTAAAGTTTATTTGCTTTATTTTATTAGTAGGGGTTATGGAAACCCATTACTTGGATTATATCTTGATAAATCACACTGGACGTTACGATCCGCTTAGCGGAAATTCCGTTGGTGAAGGTCCACGCGCGATTTCACACCCGCCCGCATCGCAGGGTGTAAAGAAATCGCCCGTGGCCGTAACCAGGAATTCCTATTGCCGATTCTGTTGGCCTATGGATTGTGGGTGTTTCTTGTGAGGCCCGTTTGGCGACTCTTTGAATGCCCACGATGTGGCAATCGTTGTTACCGATTAGCTAGGACTGCATCTTGTTCTATTTGCTCTACTAAGAGATTTAGAAAACAAATGCACGTGCAAGGGTGGTTATTTTGAAAATATCCAAACGCCTGGCAAAAGTCAAGTCTTTGTCAGCTCCATGTTCGAATAGAAATAGATCTACTCGGAAGTGTCGTAGGAAATGCTGCAAGAGAGAACCTCTCAAACCTGCAGAACCTGCGCCTTCTGAAATCGCACGTAAGAATCGTGTTTGCTCGATGTGCGGTTCGAAGTATTATGCTTCAGGTGTTCAATGTCGGCTCGGCAACTTTGATTGTCAGCCATTATGGTGATTTTAGTGAGCATGTAGTCCACAAAATCTAAAGACCGCCACCTCCGGTGGAAGGGTGAAGAAGATGGGAATCCGTAGCCTGCTGCGGAATACAGAGTGGTTCTCAACTTGTTCTAGGGGTGGAGTAGGGGCAGAGGAAACTTATTAGACCTCCACCCTGCGCATAGAGCCCATGGCTCGTCGCTCAAAGACCCGTAAACTACAACCTGCCGTAATGAAATTGCATTTTGCTTTTGCAACTAATTCGACAAATTTCGTTTCGATCAGTGAAGCTACATCTCGACTTAATCGTAGATTTATGAGACAAGGCCTGAATTGGGCTGTAGCTAATGTTCGGGTTACAACACAACCAGCTACTGCTACTAGTGTTGGATCCAGTTGTTATGTGAATACTATTCCACATACCTGGACTGTTGCTAATGCTTGGAACAAGGCCTACCACGCCTGGAAGGATCAGCAAGATCACGCTATCGAAGAAGCCGGTTTGGAATCTGCAGTTGCTAGGTTCCGAGACTTCAAAATCGCTGCTGACATTGACCATGATATAACGAACAATGCTTCGCCTATTACCATGGGACCAGGAACTACGTTAGGTCCATACCCGGCAGGGTTAATTCTTGGAGCTACGGTTCTTCCTGCAGAGGAATGGTTACCTTCAGAGGTTGCAATACCGAATGATGGTGCACCTGGTGTTACGAACGAGTACCGCTTACATATGGTCGGTGCTTCCACCGCTGCGAGTAAGTCTATTATCGATGGATATGCTTTTTCTAGAGCTTATCCTACTTCCCCTGATCCTTCAACACCTGCTTCGGTTGAAACTTCTTGGTTGAGCCGTTTGCAGGATGTGGGGAATAATCAGTCCGAGATAGTCATTAATGCTGTTGATCGTAATGATGAACTTCCTTATGATCAAAATGAATATCCCGGAGGAGGAACAAACTTGAATCAACTTGAGACCCAAGGTTATGTTCT